GCCTGGTAGGTGAAAAAAACATTTAGTGCGGCCGAAATGGCCAAACCCGCCAAAACAACTTGATCCATTTTTTACCTCGATGCCCAAGAGCCTAAATCCAAGGCAAATACAGTCAAGTCTAAATGATAATGACTTTCAATGTCATTACCACTTCGCGGTAACGATGGCGTTTGGGAGTTCTTCGAGCATTGACCACGTTTCAGCGGTTGTGCCGTTACCGTTCAAAGCAGTTACTCCGCCACCACGAGTCCAGTTGAAAGTCACAGTCGTCGCCACTGCGACAAATATCGCGGAAGCACCAGCACCGAAAAGATTGCCGCCAATCCCGGTATCACCGTCAAAGCGGATTTCCGCGATTATCGTGCCGTTGTGGAGGGCGTCGAGAGTTCCTTGATTTGAGGCGTCCACCGACATTTTCGCATGCATCGTCATGCGATAGACCTTCCCGACTTCTAAATTGGCAAAACCTAAGGCCGCGATCCCAGTGACTGCGGCCCCGGCATCGGCCGAGAGTGTTTTAATCTGGTAGAGATGCCGCTTGTAGTGCGCGAGCGTGAACCAGCTCGTGCCGTTTGATGCAAGTGTTCGCGCCTCATACTGAGTTCCCACGGTCACACTGGCCGCGCCGTCGACAGTCTCGGCGCCGTTTGGATCAACCGTCACAATTTTAGTTTCGTCACTATCGGTCTTAATGACCGTGTAGCGCTTGCCTATGGCGCTCGCAGCGGTCGGAAGATCTAGAGTGAAGCTTGCGGCTGGCGCACAAGGGATTATCGTCTCGTCACCGGTCGCCGTGTAGGCTGAAGTCTTTGATCCTGTGAACTTCTCGGGAAATCTAAAGGTCGCCGTCGCGCTTGTGTCGAAAATCAGACCCATCCCGGTCAAGGTAGGAACCGCCACAGGTAGCGTTAGCGTGTAGGAACCAGTCACCGCGCCCGCGATAAGGCGAATCGAGCGCGTGCCGGATCCTATGTAAAAGCTCCGCATCGCAAGAGTGCTCGAGCCAAAGTCATAGGTATCGTTTGCAGAGACGGTCAGTGACGAGGCGATAGAGCCCGTCATCGTGATATTGTCGCCCGAAGCATTCCCGAACGTCACGTTTCCGTTGAAGGTCGCAGCCCCCGCAACGGTCAACTGATTGATCGAATAGTCCTTAGTGCCGTCACTCGCGCCATTGATCAAGTCGGTGAAGTTGGTGTTCACCTGTGTCGCGTCGGCCGTCGTGGCGTTTGTGAATGTGTAGGTAACTGATGGTGCTGACATTTAATCCCCTATGGTGTCTCACCGGTGAGACGTTGAATCGGAACGTTTTTAAGGCCGCCTGGACCTACGAAATTATCCGCAGCCTGGTGGAGCAAGTTTTGATACATGGCCGGGTTCTTTTGAACCAAGCGCCTAAGGACCGAATTCTCATTGAGCTGTTTCGCCAAAGCCTGCTCAGCCTGCGCGGCGATTGCCGGACCATAGCGGCCAATTGTCTTAAGGCTGAGTCCCGCGGCGGCACCCGTCGCGCCGTTAACCATGGCATCGCCAATGTCCCCGCCCGCCGCAAGTGTTCCGCCAAATCCGGCCGCGCCGCCGCTGCCCGCGAGAATGCTTTGTCTGAGGCCCAAAACTGAGTTCGCATTGCCACGTCTTACTTTGTCCTTTGCCATGCCTTCAGCTTGAACCGCAGTGCCATAGGCCGAGTTCGCATCTTTGAGGTCTCTTAGTATTTGTGGGTTTCCAGATTTCGCTCCAACCATTTCCACGGTTTCGTCGATATGCTTAGACAGATACTCTCTGGCAGCGTGAAATGCCTTTTCGACTTCCGGCTGCTTATTGAGAGGATTTCGCGAATAATTGATCGCGTCGTCTAAGTGCCCCTTAATGTCGTTGGCCATCTTGATATCTAGCTGGCGGTCGCCGTATTTCGTTCCAAGCTCATCCATATAGGTCGAGAGTTTGGCGATGGCGGCCGTACCATCAACAGAGTCGCCGAGCTTTTCCTTCGCAGCGTTGAGAATTTGTTCCTTATGAGCAAGTGGATTGAAGCCAGGAACGTCAGCGCCACCGAACTGATTTTTGATGTGACTGTAAATGGATTCGATTGCTTTTCCAGCGTCCTTTTTAAGTGCACCCGCTTTGGCGGCGACGGACTCAACGGTATCGCCTGCTTTCACGAGTCCACGGCCAAGAAAATCAGCGCCGACCTTTGCAACGCCGCCCTTGCCCTCAATAGCTCGGTAGTCTTTGAGCATCGCGCCAGATGCCCTCAAAGCATTGGACGCTGCGGCCATGTCGAGCTTGCGCGCTATCGCTGTGGCACCCTTGCCGACCGCATTGACTCCAATCTCAGCGACTGGACCGAGAGCCGCGCCAATCCCAATATCCTCAATCCCACCGGCAACACTGTCAGCATTTCCTAGCGCCTGACCGACGCCCATCGCGGTACCAACTTTGGCCGCCGCTCTGAGGCCCTTAGATGCGCCCACCACTCCCTTAACGGCGGAGCCAGGCATAAGCAAAGTGCCCGCGATATTGCCGCCATAGAATGATTTAGGACTCTCGGATGAGAGCTTGGCCTCTAGGTCTTGAGCGTCTTTTCGATCCTCTGAAAAACCACGCTTAAAACCCTCGTACATTTTGCCGGGCATCTCGGTGAGCGGGCCACCCTTTTGGGCCTCAACAATGGACTCGCCAATACCGCCACCGACACCTGCAACGAATGGGCGAGCGCCCATCATCACGCCCGCTTCAGCCCCGACTCTCGCCGCATTCCAGTCAACGCCGCCATCTGGTTTGGGGGATTGTGCAGCAATTGCTTTGTCCAGATCAGCGTCCGACATATCACGAAGCGCAGGTGCGCCTTCCTGCGCTTTGATCGCGGCATCAAGTTCAGCGTCTGATAATTGCGCTAGGCTACTTTTTGGCTGCGGCATTCGCGTTGTTTCTTCTGGCTCTTTCGGCCTTTAAATCTTCAATAGGATGAACTGGGGGAGGAGGCGCTTTGGGCGCTCCGCCTGCTGCTGATTTTAGAGGTGCGCCGGTGGCACTCTCGATCCTACCTTTGAGTTTTTCAGCTTTAGAGCCCAGCCCGGTTGCAATGAGGTCAAGCTGCTTGGTAAAACCCTCCAAATCGGGTGAAAACGCAGGCCCTGCTCGACCAGGCAGCATGTTCGTCATGCTCGGGTTTAGGAATGCGCCAGCACGCCTCGCCTCTTCAGCCCCAACAACGTCGGGTGAATTCAAGCTTGCCGAGTTCACAAGCTTAAGACTTCCTTGTGCGGCAATCATTTTTTGTTCATATGGGACATTTGGATCAGCCAAAATGGTGCGGACCTCATCCAAGCTGTCTTTCATCATGGCCGTGTTGGAGTATTTCTTGGCCGAGTCGTTGACGATCTCTTTGTCTGGACCGCTTAAATTATTAAACGGATCGGCCGCTTCCTTTTGGGCCTTTGCAATGGCCATCTTGTCCTTGGTAATCCCAAGGCCTTTAGCCAACTCACCCAAGGGACTCTCGCCAGACTTGGGCTTGACGTATTTTACGACGGGCCCCTCTGGCGTCTGAATCGAAATTCCAACAAGACCCTTGCCGGGTTTATCCTGAATATCACTCACACCAGCCTTGATCAGTTCGACGGGCGTCACCGTGCCGTTGATCTGATTCTCTAGAGCCTTACTTTCCAAGCCTGTTTTTTTGGACTGCTCCGCGCGCTGTAGCTTGGCATCCTCCAGGGCTCTGTTATCGGTCTTGATCTTGTGAACCGTGTTCACGACATTCAGCGCCAGCGCTAGCGTGTCCAACGGATCTCGCTCAACTTGCTTTTGTGGGCTAATAACGGCGACGGGCATACGGACTCCATTTGTTTTCGGTGGCCATCTGGCCGTGGATTAAGGCGCCAGCATAGTGATTGCCCTGATCACGGGTAATTAATCCCTGTTGCTCTAATTGGGGAATAGCCTCAAGGCCTGCGCTCATCGCCACCGCCGGGTCTTGCGACGTGGCCTCGAGCCTTCGAGAATACGGCGACGAATCGCCAAGATTTGCAGGCTGCAGCGTTTGCTTTTGATTCAACGGATTGTCCGGGGATATTCCAAGAGAACCGGCCGACTTGTCAGACATTAAATTCCCGCTGGTGGTTGTTTTATTAAAAGCCCCACTCTGGACGCTGCCCATGAGTGAGCCCATTCCGGCCTTAGCACCCTCTTCAGCCGGATCTTTATCCGTGATGCTTCCGCCGATAGCGCCACCGACTGCAGAGCCGGCCGCGGCCCCACCGGGACCTCCGTACATTCCGCCGACGATACCGCCAGCCATGGGCAGGATCTGGCCAACCATCCCCTTCATTCCATCAACGGCACCTGCGCCACCCTTTGCCGCTCGTCTCCGCATTACTTCAACGCCCATAAATCCCCCCTAGAAAAGATCGCCAACAAGGCTACCGATAAGACCCTTAGTTTTGGGCCGTGATTCGTATTCAGACATGCGCTTATTAAACTCTGTGGTCGCGGCGTCTTGCTGTGCGCTTCTCTCAGCCAGATCAAGCTCATGCATCTTCGAGCCCTTTTCAAAGCTGAAAACCTTGTTTTTAAAGTTCATGTCGGCTTGCGCGAGATTCATCTGCTGATCCATCTGCCCCTGCTGCATGTCTCGCTGCTCTTGCTCGGCGGCCTGATTTGTATCAATGCCTTCCATCGCTTGTTGCTTTTGCGCCTGACTCTCGGCCATCGACTGCTCTTGGATTTTCAATTGCGCACCAGATCCGCTCGAACCGAGCGAAGCAAACTTGCGCTTGATCGCGTCCGCACTCTTATCTTGTTGGGCGTTGAAGTCTTGACCGGTCCGCTCACGTTGAAGCTGGTAGCGCTTGCTCATAGCATCACTACCAGGCATTGCCACACGGTCGATTTTGATATTTTCCACGGGCTGCAAAAACTCTGAGGTTTTCCGCATTTTGAATTTAGGCCCGACGACGTCAAGCCCGTCTGGGCCCTTCGGAGTTCTCGCTGCCCGACCGCCAGTTATTTGATTAACGATTGAAAAGTCACCAGGTGTATATAACGCCATTATCTGAACCCCTTGATATTTGCTAAGAAGTTAAGTCCGTGCACTTTGAACCTCTGATTAACTATGTTTTGATTGTCGAACTTGTACTGAATGCGTGTACCTGAGACGGTCCCTAGATCTACACGCACTTCTTTTTGCGCGAACCCGCCACCCCAATCGTCAACACCCCAAACCATCGTTCCCCAGAGCGATCCGCCAGAGTCGAGATCGATCGTTTGCGTGTTGCCAGAGCCCAAATCTGAGTCCGTACGTGCGGTCAAATTCATATTGTAATTGCCAGCCATGTCGACCAGCACGTTGGCATAGCGAAAATCCTTGTGGAAATTGTAGTCTCCAGGATTTCCGCCAAATTCCTTCGTGTAGTAGTAACTGTTGATCGCAGCCGTGTCGTCTCGGTAAATGCCTGCGTTCATCTTGTAAACAAAGCCAACAGCGCGACCGTCTCCGTAGTACAGATCCCCTGAGTACTCCGCAAACTGCGCAGGATACAGGCCCGACCACGGCGCCCACGAATAGGGCGTCTTTTTAGTCAAATTGCTGATCGAGAAGTCAAACACGAAAATCTTGTCATTCTCACTCGAAGTAACGGTCGAGGGAACTGCGAAATAACCCTTGTTCTCATATGCAAAGGCTGAGATTTCAGCGATATCACTGTCCTTAATCGCTTGCATGTCTGGCTCAACTTTATTGCTCAGAAGCTCAGAGCCCGCAGAAGCGACGGTCAAGAATGTAGCCGACGGTGCCAGTGCGTCGCCGATCAGATGAGCAAAACCCACAAATCGTCCAGCCTGGACCGCTGGAAATAAGAGGCCGTTTTTATATTTGATAATGCCAAAGGGCGATTTACATCCGTACTCGCACTTGATCTTGATTCTCACCCAACCAGTATCGTCAGTGCTCGGCATGTAGATCATTTCAACAGATCTATCGCCAAAGACCACGAGGTTCTCACCGTCAACCGCAATGGCTCTGACAATGTCAGTCGTATTGTCGCCGAACTGTCTGAAATTTGTCGCACCAAACGTATAGGGCTCTGTCAAATTAGAATAAGTGACATAGTTTGGATTTGCAGGATCGTTGCAAAACAATCGGTCCCGGTGATAACAGATCACGCTATAAAATGGCGGCACACCATGATCAGTCGGTGCTGTCGCGCCAAGAGCCGCATCTGCGATGTTGTCGTCATAGGTCGTGGTCGTGTTGTCGTTGATTGTCGTTAGGCGCTTGTAAACGGTCGAGCTAGTCGGCGTCCGGTAGAGTCTCCGCGAAGATACGCCAAAGCTCTGCGGAGCGACCGGGATGGACGTAATTCTCATCGTTCCGGCTACAACCGTAAATGTTGCAGTCGCAGGACCCACGTCGCTCTCAACCGACTGAGTGTTGACGTAAACGACCTTGTAGTTATATGCGCCCGAAAGTCCACCCGTGGCCTGACTCGCAACGGTCGACGTCGTAGTTGGCGGGTAAACGCCGTGCCTCGTAAAGTCCGTGCCGTTGTACTTGTATGGAATGACAAACCCATTCCCAATAAACATATGTTGCTGATACTCAGTCGCAGCCACACGCACGCCCGCGGTGAACACGCTCACAGCACTTGGAATGGTCGCAAAGGTTGTACCGGCAAGCGACCAAGCCGATCCACCCATAAAGGCGATCATGGTTTGAGCGCCTGCGTTCGTGTGCCTAGTGTAGAGGCCGTCACAGACAAAGGAGCCGACAAGCGCCGTGTTTTTCTTTGCAACGCCTTGTCTGGTGCCCACCGCACCGTTTGAAAACTCGACATTCAAGCAGCTTGGGCTGTCGCTGTCGTCAATGAGGGTCTTTTCGAACTTAGTGTTAAGTCCGCCGTCGAAAAGATATCGGCCTTTAGCAGGTGATATCTCCTTTTTCATAGCGGCCCTAAATTAGTGCCGGTCAGGTCCATCTCATCACGCGTGACGCCAAACGAATCGCCCGTGCGGCGTTTTCTGGTCCACTTCACCATGGCAGGCAAATGCTTTTCATACCATTTATCAAAGTAGGCCTTAGCCGTATCCCATTGCGTGTCCTTTGCAGCAAGCTCGGCCGCAACGTAGTCGACAATGCACATGTGAAAGATCGAAGGAATTTCTAAAACCTGCGAGGCCGACGTGATCTCAGCGGGCTCTTTGTAGTAGTAAATTCGAATCGCAAGCGCTGACGTGTCAGGTATTGGCCGGAAGTAGAGCGTTCGATCCCAGTCGTAGTAATAAGTGGGCGTTCCGGTCTCGGTGGTATTTGAATTTAAGAACGTGATCCGGTCATCTTCTCTAAAATCAATGCGCTTGAGCTTTTGCCCGTTATATTCCACGCGCTTAACTTCGAGAACACCGGTCGGATAGGCATAGCTCTGCGTTGAAGCGATTGAACCGCCTGAAATCGTAGTCCGACCCTCGAGCATCTTAGTCTCGCGAGCAATCTCTAACTCTGCCTGGTAAATTAAGGCCCAGATCTCCGCTTGCGCGTAAAACGTTGAGCCTGTTGAGTTATATTTTCGTCTAGCCGCATCTTCAATAGTTTGTGGCGTCACTGGGAACTATCCCCCTTTTTTGGAGCGTCCTTTCGACTTTTGAACAACTTCTTCCCGAGCTTCTTCATCGACCATCGAGTCTGCGTGCTCCTCTGCAATGTGGGCCTCAAGTCCTGCCTTCGTTTGCAGATCCTTGTTGCACGCCATGCACTTGGTATTTGCGACCGCCTTCGCAGTCTCTGGCGCAGCAGTCGCTTCAATTCTGAGCATCTTGTAACTCGTCGGTTTCTGAATTCCGTTCCCGTCGATTTCAATACTCGGAGGCATAATGCCTAGGAATAAATGAGCGTCGTTGAGATCCATCAAAATCGATTCTTTCGGACCGATGTAAATGTCTTTCCCACGGAATTTTTCGCTGTAGGGATGAACGTTGTCGTTGACTACTTTTACCTGCATTTTATCTCCTTTGTTTACGGTGCATCTGTGGCAATGTCGCCAGCTTCCATATTGTTCGGGGTCATATGAATTGCGTTTGAAGTCGTATCGAGAATGCCATTCGCGCCGATCGTGTCGCCGTCGCCGCACTTGTACCAAGAGATGCAATTGGTCGCGTAAAGCGAGTGAAGCGCAAGATCTGCGGGTTTGCCGTTCGTCGCAAGCTCGTCAATTTGTGCCTGTGTGAGTGTCGCGTTCCACAGACTTATATTATTAAAAGAGCCTGCGAAAAAATCAGCGGGCGTTCCATTATTGCGACCAGCACTAAAGCGGGTTGCGACTGAATTGGCGAAAATGCTATTAACTGTAGCATCAAGAGTCTTGGTCGGAGATGCGTCTAGGACGCGGTCTACGTATAATTTTAAAACGTTTGGTGCGAACGTAAAGGCAAAGTGATGCCAAGTGCCATCCCAAATGGTAGTGCTTGTCACGTATAATTTCCGGTTAGCAGACGTCCCATCTGACGAAAGGACAACAGCGGCCTTTGTCGCATTACTCTTTTCGAGATACCACGACCATGCAGTTGTCCCGCCGTAATCTGACTTACCGCCAAGGACTTTAAACGGAGCCACACCGGCCGCT